AAGTGTTCTTGCGCTTCCTCACGTAACTCAAGATTCTTCTTGGCCTCCGTGAGTGCCAAGATTTCTTTTAACGCTTCCTCTGGTAGTGCTTGTAGATTCATATGTCTTTCCGGTAAAATCCACCCTGATACTCAAAGTCCATCCGCTCCATAAGCTTGCCAACCCTGTCAGATCTATAATTAGAACCTAACGTCGTAAATACAATGCTCCCACCGTTCATCTTGACCCATGTCTCAAACTGTTTCAAGAGCCGAGGCCCAACCATCGTATTCCGGCAACTAGGGTCTACATACCAAACACAATCGTATCCCGCAACTTGTTCCGTGAAAAACGGCTGCTCCAGATACCCAAACAATATCCCAACAACCTTGCCGTCCTTCAACGCCACGTTCGCAAAGTAATTCGAATTTAACATGCATCGCATCGTCTCCGATGCCGTCCGCTCTACGCTAAACGGAATGTTCGCAAACCCCGTCTCACCATGCATCTTCTCCCCAAGCTCCACTATCCCCTTTAGATCTCGGGGCGCGGCCCTGCGATACTCGGTCTTAGACAAGAGGATATAACTGTCCCGACTGTAAGTTGCCCCCCTGTTCAAGCATTCTTTGTCGTTCAAAATTCATTAGTTGATCATATGGTGTCGTCAAAGACATAACCCCTTGAGGTCTAGGCTGTGGCTTCATAGAGCTAACCATCGGAGACATCGGAGGCGTCCCAGTCACAGCACCCGTCGCCATGTTGTAATTGCTCAATGCACCAGGAACAGACAATACACCCTGATTGTTAATACCATCTCGATACCGTTGCGCAGCCTGCTGCCCCTGACTCCGACGAATCGAATCCATCGTCGCACGGTAATAATCATCCGTCCGATCCCGTAAACCCAAACCCATCATCAAACTGTTCATAAAACCTACGTCAGCATCTCCGTCGTTAGCCTCGTTGTTGCCAGAATTATTAACGTTGGCGGCTGAACCTTGACCCCCGGACCCTGAAAACAGGTTCTTAAAAAAATCAGCTATCGGGTTGGATTGCTGCTGTTCTTCGTTTTCCATGTGACACCTCTTCTCTGCTCTTGGGGGTACAGTACAATAAACTCAAATGAAAATACAGGGGCAATTTTTTTGGGGGTCTAGGGAACCTACTTGTGGTCTACATACAAGTGCAATGGAATTACCCCCGAATGAATTTACCAAACCTTGTATATATGTAGCATATAACAGTATTACCCCCCGAAAAGGGGGGGATGGGGGCGCGGATCTCGGCAAAAAACCGAAAACGACTTGCCAAAGTTACCCCGATTGACTGGTTAAATAGATCAAAGGCTCAGCTGCTTGACTAGTTGAGAGATGAAAAACTTTAAATTAATTGCATTTAATTGTAATTAATTACATTTTATTATTGTCATCCATGCAAAATTAAATTAGAATTTTAATTATCGGATCAATAGTGATTCGTTTTAATTAAAGAAAGAGAGAAAGAAATGTCTATCATGAATGTACTAGATGAGATCGTTACTGACTGGGAAAAAAGTCTAGACGATTGTGGCCTTCAAGTTGACAAGGGAACTTCTATCCGTGACGAAGTAGAAGGTTATGAGAAAGAGATAGAAGTTCTCAAAGGCCTTATTGAGCAAAGTAAAACAAAGGCTCTTGACCTAGGTTATGCCGAGATAGTGGTGGGGACTCCCTCACAATTAGCACCTACTTCTAAAATGTACATTGAGTTACATGGGCAGGAAGCGTTTGATCAAGTAAAGCGCATCGGTAAAGCTCCAGAAAAGTTTACTTGGATCGATTAATCAATCGGGAGGCTTCGGCCTCCCTTCAAAAAAAAGAAAGAGAGAAAGATAATGAATAGCAAATATAAAACTTATTTAACGGATGATCTAGGCATGACAGATACTAGAGCGGACGAATTTGATCAGATAATAGGCGAGTTACATAGATCTATTGCAAAAATGGATGCCCACAATCTCAGATTAATGTGGACTGCGTTCGACGGTTTAATGAATAATGTCGCAGAATACGCAGATAATAACTCAGGATTAAATGATTTTAGAGAATGGAATAAGTAACCAATTGGGAGGCTTCGGCCTCCCATCAACTAAAGAAAGAGAGAAAGATAATGGATATACATTGTAAATTTTGCGGAGAACCTTGGGATCATGACGAGCTGCATGACATGTCCACGCCCAAAAGTTTAGCTAAAAACGGAGAGCCATTACCATACAACGAGGCAAAAGTTTTGTTTGCTAACTTAGGTTGTGGCGCTTTTCAGACTAACCTCGGAGAGCGAGAGCCGACTATTTGTAAGGCCTCAATGGTCGACGCCGATATGTCAGCATGGGCTATTGCATCACAAGCTTTATCCGACGATCCGGATGATTGGATATACTAAGCATATCAGCAACGAGCCAGATAACTGGCTCGTTCGTGATGCGCTTGGCATCGTTTAACTAAAGAGAGAAAGATAATGATAAGAGACTTAATGAAAGGCGTTCTAATATTCCTTATACTATTCGCCGGACTGTTCTTACTATACGGAGCAGCTGTATTATAAACTAATCCCTTGCCCAGGGTTACAGGGCTTTCTTTCTCTTTACACCAGGGGCTTGGCCCCTGGTGTTTTTGTTTTAAAGGGCGCAGGAAAGGCGCAAGGCGCAGGAAAGAGAGCCGGAAAGGCGCAGGGTCGAGGCTCGGATATACCAGCTGCACACCTAAAATAATTGTGTATAAATTGAAATTTTTATTTGCATGGTGGTCTAAATTGGTGTAGTCTTTTTATAGGTTAGCAAGGGGCTAGCCGTTAACAAAAGAGAGAGTAATATGAAAAAATCATATATTCAGGAAGCGACCTTAAACGTAAAGGTTGATTTGGATCTAGGTCTAATGGGTCGATTGATCCGGCGTTATGAAAGCGACCTTGAAAACTTAGGTTGGGTCGAAAAAGAGGATCTCGCAAATCTTAGGATAGCTAAGAGAGATGCGATCTCGGAAGCAGCCCAGACTTTTGAACGTTTAACCAGAGAAGAAACTTAGGAGGGGAGGGGCTTTCGCCCCTCTATTTTTTTATGGAAAATAGAATAGCACAAAAAGACAAGGAACTATGCCCCTCAATCCGGTTAACTGAATGTAGTTATCCTGACGGACCTTTAGTCAATAACTATACTGGCGCAGGGGCTGCTTTAATTGCCTGTAGTGGAAATGATATAATAGATTTAGAATATCTAAGCGCAGATCCCTACTCAAACCTAAAGTTCTTAATGAAAGCATGGCAAGACAAACGTCAAGTGTTTGTTGGAATGTGTAGCTGCGCAACGTTCTGCGATCCACAGGAAATTATTTTCGCAAAGAAGTTTAAGTTTCCAGATCTAATTGATCAGATCGACACAGCCTGTGTCAAAAAACAACTCACAATATTTGCTTAGAGGGGAGGGGCGAAAGCCCCTCTTTTTTTGTCCTTGTCCCTGGGGGATAGTAAAGCTTGGGCAACCAAGCCCAGATTAAAAGGCGCAGGAAAGGCGCAAGATAAAAAATAACTTGTATAAAACTTTAAATTTTAATAAACTATATCTATCAACTAAAGAAAGAGAGAACATGAAATCAGCTATTATCTACAACGGGCAAAGCTTATTGGATAATAAACCAATTGTAGTTATTGCCACCTATTCCAATCGGAATACTAAAACGGGAAAGGTCGTCCAGACTTATATATTGCGCTCGGATATAAACCCGTTGGAAGCTTCGAAGACTGGCGAAGATTATTCTATTTGTGGCAATTGCCCCATGCGCGGGGAAGTAACAAAAGATCCATTGCGCAAAATTGCCAAAGGTCGCAAGTGTTACGTTAACTTAGGGCAAGGTGTTTTAATCGTATGGAAAGCATACAAGCGCGGAGTTTACCAAGTAGGCGACGCCGCCGAAATGGGGCGTAGTCGTTTCGTTCGCATTGGAACCTACGGCGATCCGGCCGCCGTTCCGTCGCACGTTTGGGATAAACTATTATCCGAGTGCGATACATGGACAGCGTACACTCATCAAAAGCCATGGCGTCCAGATATTGCAATGCAAAGCGCGGATAGCCACGCGGAAGCAATTGCACATTGGAAGCAAGGTCGTCGGACGTTCCGAGTGCTTGCAGATTTATGGCATATCGACAACGCAAACGAAGTCCTATGTCCGGCATCCAAGGAAGCAGGGCGACGGGTACAATGTACCGCCTGCAAACTTTGCAAAGGTTCGAGCCTAGCAAAATCAATTGCCATAGTTGAGCACTAAATCCTGGGGGAGCCAGTGGCTCCCTTTTTTTATGGTAAATCTTTTCAAAAAACTTTACCCTCTTTCCATGACAACCCCAGCTGCATACATACAAGGGCGCAGGATCAAGGCGCAAGGCGCAGGATCAAGGCGCAAGATGCTCCCACAAGGGCGCAAGACTCTTGAACCGCGCACCTTCGGTTTCAAAGATACCTTTTTCCAGTAAATCGACCCCTTTTTCACCCTCAAATAAAAATATGTCGCTTGTAGAGAGGTGCTTTACTAAGTAAAAACTTTTACCACCTCGTGCCCAATATGCAGTGTGCCATGCGATTTGATGGGGAGAGATCTTTACTTTGCTGCTTTTGGCTGTTTTGAGTTCAATCCAGAATGCAAACCCATCCCAAACCACATGAACATCAGGAACACCGCCCCCATGTTTGTTTTCTATTCGTGTTGCGAAAGCTTTAGTCGGTAGGTTTTTCCGAATTGTGCTCCAAAAGTTCGCCTCTGGACCTCTGCTCATCTGGGGTAACATCCTTTGCTGTTCCATCTATGACGAAAGCTTGAGGATATTGCGCTTGAAGTCGCGCCAATCTGGCTACAATTTCATCTCTTGATAGTTGATCCATCGTGTTAATGTTCTCTCTTCTATCAATAGTTAAACCCCCCAATGCCGACCTTATTTTCTCAGCATTTATTGCCGCAGAAAAATGCCCTGCATCTTCAGCCCCCATGGAAAGTTTTTGTAATCTCTCCAGTTGACCTAGCGTGGTCACGCCATACCTTCGTTCTCTCTCATCTCTTAATTCTTTAATGTATACCAAAACATGTGGGTAATCCCTTCCGTTCAGTAGTCTAGACGCGTAATCTTTTGCTTGATCTGGGGAGTACCCTGCTTTTCTAGCACACTCAGCATTTGAATATATGCCCTCCACAATATGCCTAGCAAAAGTTTTCTGTCTGTTTGTCAGTTCCTGTGTCATGTCTGCCTTTCTTTGCCTGATTTGCAAACTATTCCTATATAGGCAGATTTTCCAGAGAAATCAGTAAAACTTTCAAGCAAAATGTTAGCTCTGGGCTGTGTTTACACTTTAACTGTAAACAGGAAGTAGTAAGTGTAAACAGAAATAACTCCTGAAACATCTTATTTATATGACTGTGTTTACAGTGTTTACAGTATTTACACCTGATCTAAATGAAAAAAAAAAAAAAAATAAATTTTTCTGGAAAACCCCCTATAGTGTAAATTTAAAATTTGACACCAGTTCTCATTCGTGTATAACTTGTAAGTGTTACCAATTTAATTAAACAGAGAAAGAAGATACAATGAACTTAGAAATGAAATCAATCAAACACTTTGCATCTGGCAGTCATGAAACATATTGCTACACGGCAGTCGTATATCTGGATGGCAAGCCATTTGCTGATGTCAGCAACGATGGTCATGGTGGATGTGATCGTGTGCACCCTCATGACAAGACACCATTTACCAAGGTTCAAGGTGCATGGCGCGAGAAATTCCAAGAGATAGAAGAGTACTTTGCATCCTTACCTAAGACTGATGTTGGCAAGTACGAATGGAAACCCGAAGGGTTTGATCAGAAGTTTGAGTATTGGTGCGCGGATCAAGTGTCTAATTTCTTGACCAAGAAAGAAATGAAGAGACTTATGAATAGATGTGTCGTTGCTCAGATCAAAGAAGATGGGGAACTGAAGGTTGTTCAGTGGAACAAGCCGAAGGGTAAACCTGATTGGCTTTTGAAGGAACATATCAAGAAAGAGTACACAGACATTACCATCTTGAATGATCTGCCCGAAGCGGACGCATTAGACATTTGGAGGACAGTGTAATGCCTAGTTGGTGTGATCAAGAAGTTTATATTCATGGTGAGACGAGCAT